CCAAACTCTAATGTGTAGTAAGGTGTTTCTTTGGTTGATGGTTCCGTGATAGTAGAACCTAGACCATAGTAATCAATTGTTACACTTTCAGGTATCTGAGGAGATTCGTCTAATCCTACTTCTAGTCCCCAACTTCTATTAGGGTTTTCAGTAGTTGCAACTCCATCAATAGTATCTGTATATGCACTGATTCCTTTACCAACCCTTCTTGGGTCATTGAACCCAGTCTCCACACTACGTGCAACTTCTTTACCTGTAACATCAACCTTCCATCCTTCTTGTGGAATACCTGCTACTGTTCCAGTAATGATTGGGTTCTGTTGAGACGAATCTCTAAAGAAACCAAATACTGTAGACCCTTCTACGAGTCCATGTTGTGTTCCAAATCCTGATAGACCTGCTGAGGTTGTTGGTAGTAGAACTTGGGCCCATGGTAAATCAGGTGTTGCAATTTGTGTTTTATCTGCATTGTGAATTCCATGTATACGAACACGAACTCTACCTATCTTCATAGGGTCATGTCTATCTTCTACGACTCCATAAAAACTCATCATACTCGGGTGTATTTGTTGACTCATTTTGTTACACTCGGTTCTAATTCTTTTGATATACCTTCTCTAACACAAGTCATTGTTAAAGTCCCTTGGTTGTCTGCTGGTTTACCCATAAGTTTTATTTCAGTTATTAGATATCTATTATCATTCTTCTTATCTACTGTACCTTCAGGTTTAGATGTTTCAGGTTCAGGTATCATAAGTTTAACGACTGTTCCTACAGTTAAGTCTGTTCTAAATGGAATTACTATTGTATACATATTTTGATGAAGTAAATGCATCAATGCATTTCTTTCTAGTACACCATTGTCATCATATGTTTCACCTAAGAAAGGTTGTGGTGCATCTAGTGTTGTTGCATTACCATACGAATGAACCATGGTGTCGACATTAACAATCTTAGAATCAAATGATTCATTTACCGCAGGTTGAATATCTGTTTGTGAATACTTTTGGTCTGATGTTGTTATTGCATCATCAGGTGTTGCAGTAATTTCTTGGACATCTATATGTGCAGAAGGTTTATGCATATGACCATCCCTGTTGAATGCATCTTTCATATTGTAAATATGTTCTTCTACTCTTTGTGTTATTGGATTCCATACTCTAAGTGTAGACGCATACATACCACTTGTAACACCTGTTAATGCATCGAAAGCTTGTGGTCTATGAATTTCTAATATTTGTGTATTTAATCCTCGTAAAGAGTTTATGTTTACGTCATAATTCTCTTTATCTGTATTCTTAGGAGCTCTAGTAAAAACAACTGGATGTTCTCTCTGATACATTTCTGCAATATCATGGAATCTAAAACCACCATTGAGTGTTTGATAAAAGAAACATGAGTTTCTCCATGGTGCATCTAGAGAAGTATTTGCATTATTAACCATATGTTTAATACAATTATAAACAGTCATGTCGGGTGCTAGGAATTGATTATTTGCAGGCATTGTATCTACCCATGCCTCGGTCTCTTCCTTTCTTAATTTAATACTGTTAGTTAGGATACCCAATATCATTGCACTGTAAGAACCATAGAGACATTGAGAAATTCTTTCCTTCTGTACTTGCATCATTCTAGGGTCTTGACACAAAAGTTGATAGGCTTGTGTGGTTTCGTTTATACGTTGGATGTTATGAATCTTATGAATTCTAAATGTTCTATCTATAGATTGAGATTTATCGGACTTATCTTCCAATCCCTCTTTCTGTCTTACAGATATTCTTACATTTTCCTGTCCTACAATCTCATAATTCTTAAGTAAGTTGACTCCATCCAAAACCATGATGTCTGCAGTTGTAAACATTTTGTATATACTTTCATACATTCTAAAATTACTACAAATTTTTGTTATATCAACTACATCACCTGCTTGAGTAACAATTGATATTGCCTCAATGAAAAATTCACCTGCTTTATGATTACTACTCATAGTTTATACTGACATGATACGTTCAAACTGATTAACTACTGCAGAAATCAATTCGGGACGTATTACTCTTATTCTTCTTTTTGCTTCGTTTGTTTCCCATTCTTTATCAAAGAACGATACAGAAGAGAATCCATTTTCAAAGAAGTTCTTTCTAACTCCATTGAGGTCTTTATAATATGCAATACCATCTCTCTGTTCTATTGCATTAAGTACAGTCATTGACTTACCACTAACACTTCCTGTTACCACATCATTACCAACAAACTGATTTCCTATAACACCAATACGTTTCATAGTTGGGTCGACCTTAACTACGTGTGCTTCTTTACCTGTTGAAGTTATCTTCTCTCCTAGTAAAAACTTATTGGTTGATGTTATAATATCTGTTGTTTCATTTCCGACTAGGTACTGACCTTCATACTTTTCACTCATGTATGTCTCAAAGGTTTGGTTGTCTTTATGCCAATCATTGTAGTTAGTAAATTCGTTTGCAAGGAACAATGTCCAATGCAAGTCACCATTACCATATAGTTTAGTTGCAACTACATCGGGTCTTTCACCATCTTGTATTTCATAGTAAGTGTATGAAACTATATTGTCGAGTGCTTCTGTTTCTATTTTAGACTTTCGGAAAAAGTCTTTGATTGATATTACCTTACCATCATTAAGTGTATACTCAACATTGGGGAAGTTTTGAAAAAGTTCATTTGCCATGATTAATCACCCCCACCGAACAAGTTATCTATTTTTGCTTTTGCCTTTGTTCCCAGTTCTATATAATTGTTCTTCACGTCACCAAGAGTCGTTCTGTCTCCTTCCATTACAGAAGAATCATTTGACTTAAGAAGACCACCTTTATTAGATACGGGAGAAAGAGCTTGATAATTATTTTGTGTCATTAACCTTATTTCCATAAACTCTAATGTCATGGTAGATTTAACAGGTTGACCATCTTCATATACTGAGAACTTCTGACCACCTGTATGGTCAACATCACACTTAGTGCAAACTGCTGGAAGAAACCCATCCACTCTATCTTTAATCGGGCCGTTAAAACTTATATCAAATATATTGGGGTAGTTAAAGAATTGGTCTTGAAACCTTTGTGAACTTTCTCCACTCTCATCAAACATATCAAAATTAAATGTGTCGGGTAACATAGCAGTTCTAAATGCATAAATGATATGGTTTATTTCCGCTGCTTCCCAATTACTTCTAGGATAAAATTCATATGTAAAGTTCCATGAACGGAATCCTATACCCTCAAACATCATTTCCTTCATAGGATTTATTGCAATACCAGCTCTTGCTTCAACTCCACCCCCACTTAGGGTAGATGCAAACTTCACTGCAGTACTGAGTGCCGTATTTGCTAGTGCTTCCTTAGTTCCAGTACCACCTAATGAGCCTGGGTCTGTAATTAAATCAGTTACAACTCTATTAATACCACCCATACTTTCTTGTTTATATTGAACATTTGCTTGGGATAGAAGTGTGTCGGGAATGTATAGATGTACTTCAAATTCTGCACTTCTACCTAGTATACCACTTTTACTTTCTGTTGTACCATCAGTCAAAGATTGCAATTGTCTAGGTCTAGACCTAAAGGTTATATAATTTTCATGAAAATCCAAGTCTTGTGGATACATAAAATCCTTAGTGTTCTCATCAGGTAGACCTTTACATGCACGTTTGGATGTGTTCTTTGCAGACAACTGTCTTTGCAGAGAACTTCTTCGTGCATCTAGTATACTATTTGCAAGACCTTTCTGTTCTGCAAGTTCATCAACCAATGAATTGAAGTTTAGATTCTTGAATTTTGATACTGTTCCTTTGAAAGATTTGATTGCTGACTGAGCTTTTTCAATTTTACCTAGTAGTTTGTCTAGAGATGCCATGCATTTGTCCTGTATAAATAGTTATATTCGTTAATATAGTATTGTTATTTATGTCATACAGTGGGAAGTTTAAACCAAAGAACTACAAAAAATATAGAGGAGACCCTACAAAAATCTATTATCGTTCTCTTTGGGAACGAAGATTCATGATGTATTGTGATAACAACACTGCAATTATCGAATGGGGAAGTGAAGAAATTGTAATTCCTTACATATCACCTGTTGATAAAAGAGTACATAGATACTTTCCTGACTTCTTTATAAAGTATGTAACCACAAAGGGACAAATAGTCCGTGAGATTATAGAGGTTAAACCCAAGAAACAACTCAAACCCCCGAAGGAACCTAAACGACAAACCAAACGTTACCTCAACGAAGTTGCAACCTACGTTGTCAATCAAGCAAAGTTTGCAGCTGCAAATGAATACTGTAACGATAGAAAGTATGGGTTCCGAATATTAACTGAAGACCACTTAGTACCTAAGAAAGGAAAAAAGAAATGAAAACATTATATGTATTTGATTTAGATGGAGTCTTGATTGACTCAGAAGAGAACATGGAGAAGTCATTCAACTCCCTTAACACTGGTAGACCCTTTGAGGAATACTTTAAACTTATCGGTAAACCCTTTAAAGATATCTTAACTGAGATGGGTATACTTACTGACCAAGATGAACTGATGGCACAGTACAATAGAGCATCTGCAGAGAACTCCGATATGATAAAGTATTACGATGGTGTCGAATCACACTTACAACATTTAAAGGCTGAAGGTAAAAAGTTAGCGGTGGTAACTTCAAAGCATTCAGGCAGAGCTCATGTTATTTTGGATGCGTTAGATGTTGAGTTTGATGCAGTCGTTTGTCCCGATAATGATTGGAGAGGTAAACCAGCACCCGACCAATTATTGATTGCACTTGCACATTGTAATGTAGACCCAAAAGACGCAGTCTATGTGGGTGACATGCAAGTCGATATGGATTGTGCAGACAGAGCTGGTGTTGATTTTATTTACGCAGAATATGGATATGGAGATATAGAATGTTGTTGGAACAGAGCAAGTTCAATCGAGTCGGTTTAATACCTGCCCGTTGGGGTTCATCTAGATTTGAGGGTAAACCCCTTGCATTAATCTGTGGTGAATCTATGATTAAGAGAACCTATGACCGTGCATCGATGTCGAAGAAACTAGACAAGGTCTACGTGGTTACGGATGATAACAGAATCGAATACCATTGTGAGATATTTAACATCCCTTGTATAAGAGTTGATGATGATTGTGCAACTGGTACAGATAGATGTGCAATTGCATCTGAACAAATAGACGCAGATATTTATGTCAACATACAAGGTGATGAACCCTTGATTGACCCCGAAGCAATTGATAGACTATGTGATTACTTTAACCCCACACTTGGTGTTGCAAATGCATATGTGATAATCAAAGAGCCATATAAGGTAATGGACAACGATGTAGTAAAGGTTGTGTTCGATTCACATCATTGTGCAATGTATTACTCACGTCTTGGTATACCTTTCCCACGAGGTGAGGATGCAAAGGTAAATCAACAACTTGGTTTGTATGCATTCAGTAAAGAACGTCTACAAGAATTCTCAACATTACCTATGCAGACTTTAGAGAGAGCTGAAAGTGTTGAGATGTTAAGGTTCCTAGAACATGGGTATAAGGTTCTAATGGTTCATGTAGATGATGATGGTCTATCAGTAGACACCCCCAAAGATATTAAACTAGTAGAAGAGAGAATTAATGGATATAACTGAGGATAAATTACAGAGTGCTTTTGAAGAGAAGTCTAAAACATCTATCCCTAAGTTCGCAACCCTAGGTGAATGTAAGCAATGGCACCCATATCATCCTAAGATGTTTGCAAAGAATTTGCTGGAAACTATACATCATAAAGATGTTGCAATCAATAGAACAGATGAAGATAGTAGAAGAAACGAATCACAGAAATTAGTGTGGTTAATCGACCAATACAAATCAGT